TCAGAAAACCTATCTAATATGATTAACCAGTTACAAAGCGGTGGAATGTCAAACAAATCCATTCCCAATATTATTGATATGACTGGCGAAGTAGAAGACCTTTCTGGGGTTGGCATACCAGAAAAAATAAATGTAAGTGAATTAGACGATATATCTTTTAAAGAATTTTCAGAATTAGCTTTGCCAGTTTTTGAAGAAAAAGGTGTAACTCCATCTTATGATGATTTATTAAGGGCATATGTTAATTATTTAAATAGGCCATAGAATGGCAAAAGACCCTAGACTAAAACGTGCAGGAGTTAGCGGATACAACAAGCCAAAACGTACCCCTAGCCACCCTAAAAAATCCCACATAGTTGTCGCAAAAGAAGGTAGTAAAATAAAAACTATTCGCTTTGGGCAACAAGGCGTTAAAGGTGATAAAAAGATGACCAAACGAAATAAAGCTTTTAAAGCAAGGCAAAAAAAATGGATAGATAGGGGCAAAATGTCGGCGGCTTATTGGGCAAACAAAGTAAAGTGGTGATATAGATGCCATTATCAAATTATACAGAACTAAAGGCAAGTATAGCTGACACGCTAAACAGAGATGATTTAACGGCAGTTATACCAGATTTTATAAAACTAGCTGAAGCCCAATTAAATAGAGATTTAAGGCATTGGCAAATGGAAGATAGGGTTATTGCAACAGCCGACCAACAATATTTAAGTTTACCCAATAACTTCATTAGTCCTATTAGAATTACTATGACCGCTAGCCCAACACATACTTTAGAATTAATAAGTCCTTTTGATATTTCTAAAATGCGAATGCAAAATTCTGATAATGTGGGTCGGCCTGAGTTTTATGCTGTAGTGGACGGGTCTTTTGAATTATATCCAACGCCAGATGCAGATTATGTAGTCGAGCTTGTTTATTATGAAAACATACCTGATATAGCCGCAAACACTACAAACTGGCTTTTAACAAATTACCCTGATGCTTATTTGTATGGTTCACTGCTTCACAGTTCGCCATATTTGCAAGAAGACCAGAGAGTAGCAGTCTGGAATGCGTTGTATCTAAACGCTGTTTCTGCTATAAATTTAGAAGGAGAGCGAGCTAGAACATCGGGTTCGGGTCGTAGAATACAAATTAGGAGCTATTAAATGGCAAGTTTTACAAAAGTAAATGACTTTGTGGTCAACCTAGCGAACGCGATGGACATGAACGCTGACACGTTTAAAGTTGCGCTTTCTAACACTGACCCAACATCTGGAACAAGTGTCGTAACAGATGGAAACGGTGTATTGGCTAATTGTGCTGAAATATCGTATACAAATCTTTCCGACAGAACATTGGCAAACGTAACCAGTACGCAAACAGGTGGCGTTTATAAATTATCGGCAGACGATAAAGTTTTGACCGCATCTGGCGGTTCTGTAGCGGCTTTTAGATATGTTGTTATTTATAACGATACACCAACCTCCCCCGCAGACCCTATAGTCGGTTATTATGATTATGGGTCATCATTAACACTTAATGATGGTGACACGTTTACAATCGACATCGGTACTAACGGACTATTAACACTTACTTAGTAGGAGCGCATCATGGCAAAACTATTTAACAGAGCCAAGATGAACACCTCAACAAGTGGCTCGGGAACTTTAACATTAACTACAGCCGACACTGGTTATCAAACATTTGCTGATGCGGGTGTTACAAATGGCGATGTAGTTGCATACGTTATAGAAGAAGGAACAAACTGGGAGATAGGAACAGGAACTTATTCTTCAAGTGGGACTACCTTAACAAGAACACCAACTGAGAGCAGTGGTGGCGGCAGTGCTATTTCATTAGGTGGGACTGCAAAAGTTTTTATCACTGCATTATCTGACGATTTTGGCAAGGTACAGCATGATGGCGTTACTAAAATGGTGGCGCACTCTAGCGGTATTACTGTTACTGGTAATGTTACTGTTAGTGGAAATGTAGATGGCAGAAACCTTGCAACAGATGGCACAAAGCTAGATGGTGTTGCAACTAATGCTGATGTAACATCTACAGCTTTGCCAAGTGCATTAACAGGGTTATCAACAGAAACAAGTTTATCAGGTTCCGATATAATACCAGTATATGATGGTACTTCTGCAACTTGGAAAAAAGCAACAATAACAAATGCTTCCTTACAAGGACCAACTGGACCAACTGGGTCAACAGGTTCGCAAGGGGCGCAAGGCAATACTGGACCAACTGGACCAACTGGACCCGCAGGCTCAAACGGTTCTACTGGACCCACAGGACCCACAGGACCAACAGGACCTCGAGGACCTACTGGACCTACTGGACCGCGCGGACCAACTGGACCGACAGGACCTACTGGAAATGCCGCGACAGGTTGGAACCAAGTGGGTTCTTATGCTCAAATACAATGGGCAGGGTCAGGGCTAAGACACGCAGGGTCAACCGTTGGGTCTAGCAGTTTATACGCTTGCAGTAACTATGCCTATCTTTATGGTGGACACTCTACAACCAACAGGCCAAGCGGCTCTTGGAGGCTTATGGGTGGTCTTGGTAGATATAACGGTTCATCAAACTTAAACCGTGACGATATGTATGCGTCAGTATTTGTGAGGTATGCTTAATGTCTATTCCAATTACAGAATACCGTAATGCTAAAGTTTTAACGGAAGACGGTGGGCGCATAGATGTTGAAATAAACCACCCTGATTATGGTTGGATAGAATACACGCTTGATGTTGAAGATACCGACATGACCATAGATAACAGCGCATTAATGACCTTAATCGGTGACGATAAAGAACCTTATGTTGCCCCTACAGCCGAAGCAATCGCGGCTGAAAAGGCTTTTGTTATAAGGGAAGAAAGGGGTTTTAGGTTGGCGCAATTAGATATTATTCTTTCTAATCCTTTACGTTGGGATGCAATGTCGGACGAAGAAAAAGCTCCTTGGATAGCCTACAGAACGGCATTATTAGATGTTCCACAGCAATCATCTTTTCCAGAAAGTGTTACTTGGCCTGCCTCCCCCGATGGTATGTTTTCGTAATGGATATAAAAGAAATTAATTTACTAGGAAATCGTTCGTTTCAAATAGATAATTTTTACGACCACCCTGCTTATATTATGGATATGGTGTTATCAGGACCACCAAATAAAGTAATGACTGAACACCCACTACATGGTGATGAGTTTTTTGATTTGCGCCATCATAGAAAAGAGCCAACGCTAGAAAAATATACAGACCAATTAGTTGAGATATTAGATAGTGAATTGCAATCTTTTGATGTTTATAAAGAGGAGGGTTGCGATGTTTTGGACACTAATTTTATGCGGTGGAAAAAATCAGATTGGAATAATTACGAAGAAAATTTTTGGTTTCCGCATCAAGACGATGGTTGGGTATGTATAGTATATTTAAATGAAGCCGAAACAAATGGAACAAATATTTATGTTGATAAACACGCAAGCATACATAGATACGGAGGCAAAAAAACGGCAGAAGACCGTCACCCTTGGAAACCTAAATCAGATTTTGAAATAGTAGATTATCTAGAACCAAAATTTAACAGGGGTTATTTGTTCAATGCAAAGCGCATACCTCATGGAGCCGCTATAAATGATGATACATATTTTTATTCCGAAGCAGACAAAAATTACAGTCGGCACAGATTAAACCAAGCTTTATTCTTTTTTCCAAGGCCACCAAAATAATGCGACAAAACTGGCAATTATATAAAAGAAATATTGCGCCTGACGTAGTGCAAAATATTATTGACCAAGCAGGCGAAACAACAAAAGCAGGCACGTTTAATAACGCAGACGATAGTGTTCGAAGCAGTCGTGTTTGTTGGCTTACAAACGAAGATTGGCTTAAAGATTTGCTATTTCAGTATGTAGACCATTCATGCCAAAATGCTTTTTATGTAAATGTTTTCAAAAATGCAGAAATACAATATACAGAATACCATGCTTCAGAAAATGGCCATTATGATTGGCATCACGACATAGATTGGAACGCAAATGATGGTTTAGATAGAAAGCTTTCTATAACTGTTCAGTTAAGCGACATAAATGAATACGAGGGTGGCGACTTTCAATTTACAGAAGTTCCAAACCCAGAAATGGAAGATGCAAAGCAAAAAGGTACTGTTTTGATTTTTCCAAGCTATTTAATACATCAAGTTTCGCCAGTGACTAAAGGCGTAAGAAAATCACTTGTGGCATGGTTCAAGGGACCAAAGTGGCAATAGAAAGGGTGTAAATTATGACAGCTTTCGCTCCGTTAGGCTCAACCGCAATAGGCCAAGCATCAACAAATGCAAATTATGCAATGGGTGCGGGTAGCGGAACTTTTACCCTGTCACTGCGTGGCGCGGCATTATTGATAGCTGATATTTTTCCTTATGGTGTTTTTCAAATTGACGGTAGACCTGTTACTTTAACCGCACAAAGGCCGTTATCTGTTAATCATGGTGCTTTTACTTATACTGGGCAAAACGTTGAGTTAGACTATGGTTTTGGAATTGTAGTTGATACAACAACATTTACATATTCTGGTCACAATGTAATTTTAGATGTTGGCTTTGGTATGGTTCTAGATACTGCCACTTTTGCAGTAACAGGACAAAATATAGATTTTACAAAACAAATGAACATTTCAGCAGAAACTGGAGCGTTTACTTATACTGGTCAAGATGCCTTTAAAGGTGTTGGCGAAGCTTTTGCTGTTGGAACATTTACTTACACAGGGCAAGCAGTGGATATGACGGTTCAAAGGCTGTTTCAACCGTTATCAGGCGAATTTACTTATTCTTTTGCGGCAGACATAAAAACAAGAGGTTGGTTTAGTCCAACCGTACCGCCTACAATATGGACTGATGCGGCCTAACGTGATAGGTTGTTATAAATAGGAGATAAAAATGGCTATTACACTTACCAAACCGACAGTTGGAGGTTCAGAGGGAACTTGGGGAAATACCATCAATACAGCCCTTGATGACGTACAAAACGCTTTAAATGGAACCGCAGGAACTGTTGCGCCAAATTTAACTAAAGTAACAATTAACGGAACTGACGTAACGGCAACGGCGGCAGAATTAAATGCCCTTGATGGCGTAACATCAACAGCCGCAGAATTAAATATTTTAGACGGTGTGACCGCCACAGCTTCAGAATTAAATGCTTTAGATGGTATTACTTCTACAGCCGCAGAATTAAATTTATTAGATGGCTCAGTTGCTAACACGGTCGTTAATAGCAAAGCGGTAGTTTACGGCTCATCTGGTCAAGTACAAGCAACAACTGTTGACCTAGGAGATTGGACTATAACGCAATCTGGAAGCAGTTTAAAATTTGCCTACCAAGGAACAAATCGTTTTTCATTATCATCTAGTGGTGCATTAACAGTAGAAAACAACGTAACAGCTTATGGAAGTGCATAAATGCCATTACCTAGTAGCGGTCAAATAACCTTAAACCAAATTCATGTCGAGGCAGGCGGTTCTAGTGGTTCACAAGCGGCTTTAAATGATGCTGATATTCGTTCTATGATTGGAAAATCGTCTGGGGCAACAAACTCTTTTAGTGATTATCATGGAATTACAAACTCTGCGCCAACAGCCCTCTATATTGGAAGAGCAGTGACAACTGGGAATGGCTTTCCAAATGGTTATGTTCCTTTGAGTTCTGGTAATAAAGTTGTTGTTGTTGCTTTGGCGTTAGCAGGACCCGCAAATACATATGTAAATTTAGGCTCAACGGCTATGACGCAAGCTTGTAAAATAGATACTCCCAGTTCAAACCCAAACATTTGGCAAGGTGGTCCAACTGCCGCAATCTATTGGGTTGAAACAACTGCAAGCGGTAGTGTTTATATATCTGGCAACGGTGGCAGTGGTAGGTCAGTTTTACACGCTTGGGAGATTACTGGGTACAATAGTGCGACACCACACTCAACGGCTACAGCCCAAAATACTGATGCTTCAAGTTATTCTAAAATTATTTCTCTTTCCACAAAATATAATGGTTGCACAATAGGAACTGGCGTGTGTGAAGATACAAGCCCTGCGGGTTCGGTTACTGTAAGTAACTCTGACCAATTAGAACAAATAGATTTAGAAAGTGCTACCAATCACTATAGTTGGAGAGACCAAGGAGCAAGTGAAGGTACTACAAATTATGATTGTGACCAGAATAATCCTGCTAGCAATTTAAACCCTAACAGCACAATTCAACAATTAGCCGCCGCGCACTGGAAATAATATGCCATTAGTCCCATTAGATTTAAAAGCAGGGTTTTACAGAAACGGCACAGAATTTGATGCGTCAAACAGGTGGCGTGATGGTAGTCTTGTTAGATGGCGCGATGGTTCTTTACGGCCTATCGGTGGGTGGCAAACTTTTAAAGAAGGTTTTTGTACTAATCCAATCCGAGGCGCACACGCTTGGGAAAGCAATAATGGAACTGCATACTTTGCGGCGGGAAGCTATAATGAGCTAACAGCCATGACAGGTTCAGGCACAACATACGATATAACGCCAACTTCTATGTCTACTGGCAGGGAAGATGCAGGGTTAAATTTAGGCTTTGGTGGTGGGTTTTACGGCACTGGCTATTTTGGAACTCAACGCCCTGCAACTGGAACTTATTCTGAGGCAACATCGTGGTCACTTGATAACTTTGGTCAGTTTTTGGTTGGGGTTCATTACGACACTGGAACACTTGTGGAATGGCAACTTGGTTCTTCAGCAGTGGCCGCTCCTGTTACAAATGCACCGCTTAATAATTTAGGTTTAGTTGTTACAGAAGAACGATTTATATTTTTATTAGGCGCAGGCGGTGACCCGAGAAAAGTCCAGTGGTGCGATAAAGAAGCAAATACAGTTTGGACTGCGGCGGCGACAAACGAAGCGGGTGACTTTACTTTGCAGACAAGTGGTCAGATTATGCAGGGTCTTAAAACTAGAGGTCAAACATTAATTATAACAGACAGCGATGCGTTTGCGGCTAAATATCTCGGACCTCCGTATGTCTATGGCTTCGATAGGGTTGGAACTTCTTGCGGGGCTGTTTCGCGTATGTCGGCGGTAGATACTGACCAAGGTGCTTTTTGGATGGGGCAAAAAGGGTTTTTTGGGTTCGATGGTAACTCTGTTCGAGAAATACCTTGTGAAGTTCACGACTATGTTTTTGACGATATAAACGTAAACCAACAATCTAAAATATGGGCTTGGAGCAATACTGAATTTAGCGAAGTTTGGTGGTTTTATCCTTCGGCGGGTAGTTTGGAAATAGACCGATATGTAGCAGTAGATTTAGCTGAAAACCATTGGCTTATAGGAAACCTATCACGGACAGGCGGCGTTTCTAGGGGTGTTTTCAGAACACCTATTATGAGTGGTCAATACACACAGAATATTACTTATAATGTTACTGTTGCGGCAAGTGGTGGCGGTAATAAATATTTTATATCAGACCATTCTGGTGCGGCTCCAACTATTACATTAAGAAAAGGAAACACTTATCGGTTCGACCAATCAAATAATTCTAATATTGGTCACCCTTTCCAGTTTTCTACTACCGCAAACGGTACGCATGGCGGTGGGTCAGCATATTCAACAGGTGTGACAACAACAGGTTCAGCGGGGTCAACTGGAAGTTATGTTGAAATTACTGTTACTGATAGCACACCTTCAACGCTTTATTATTATTGCACTGCTCATAGTGGAATGGGAGGAACAATAAACATAATTGAGCCAGTAATGGTTTTTAACCATGAGCAAGGTTTAAATTATGATAGCGGTTCTATTTTTTGCGAAACTGGACCAATTTCGATTGGAAACGGTGATGCTGTTGCAAAAGTAATTGAAGTAATACCTGATGAAAAAACTCAAGGTGACGTTGATTTAAAATTTAAAACAAGATTTTATCCTAACGATACCGAAACAACTCATGGACCTTTTAATCCAAGTAACCCTACTGCATTGCGTTTTACTGGTAGGCAAATGCGGATGCGAGTAGAAGGCGACCAAGCAACAAATTGGCGTGTGGGAACAATGCGATTAGAAACTAAAGCGGGAGGCAGACGCTAATGCCAGTTACACCGCCAGTAATAGGAACAGATATTCGCCAATGGGGTAGAGAATTAAATTTATTTCTTAGCAGAAATTTAGGTAAACTTTTTTTTAAATCTTCGGGCGATGTGCCTGCCGATAATGGAATTTTTTTATGGGATGATGAAAAAAATTATCCTGTTGTTTCTTCAGATGGTGCATTTAGGCAAGTTGCAATGAAGCAGGCAACGCCTAGTTCTAGTGTTGGGGCGGCAGGCGATGTAGCAGGCATGATAGCTTGGGACGGCAATTATATTTATATTTGTACGGCTTCACACGATGGCAGTACAGCTATTTGGAAACGTGTTTCTCTCAGTTCTTACTAGGGGTGTAATTAAATTTAAAATGTGGTATAGAATAGATAGATTGGAGTAGAGTGATGGGTGTTATGGACTTTTTAATGGGCAAGCCCTCTAGCGTAGAATCCGACCCGCGCACAAAAGCGGCAAGGGATTTTATTCTTGACGAACTTATGAGAATATATGGCCAAGGTCCAATAAACGTTCCCAAATATATTGCAGAAGTACCAGAGCAAAGGTATAGCGGAACTAACAATTTGTTATCTGCACTAGGTTTAGATACTGTATCGCCCCCCCAAATGGATACAGTAAATATTGGCGGTATTAACGCTTATTCTAGTGAGCCATATCAGGAACAAATAGAAGCTGACTTTGCTGAAAAATACCCATCACTTTATGACCAATTAACAAATAGACCAGACCCAACAATGACTGCTTCTTTTCAACCAGTAGCAAGGGGCGGCGGCGTAGGTGGCAGTAATAGCGGTGGAGTTGGCCAAGAAAGGGCTGACTTTATGGCCGAACATATGGCACGACAAAAAAGAAACTATGCTGATGGGGTAACTGCTAACCCTAGTTTTGGCTATGGGCAAGATGATAAAGGCGGTGTCGTTGCTATAGGTTACGAAGGTGGCCAAGTTGACCCTGCATTAGCTAAAGCCGCAGGGTATACCACAAGAAAAGATGTCAACCCTTTTGATATGAGTTTTGGTGACCATATAAGCCAAATAGGAAGTGATGTTGGCACGATGGCAAGTAAGGTAGCGAACGATATAAAGAAAACTTCGCTAATTGGTAGAATATTTGGAGGCGGCAAATGATAGGCGATAATATATTTCAACAGTCGCAAGACGCGCAACAAACGGCGGCTAATACATATAACCAAATGGCGACACAGGGTTTAGACCCCAACGCTTACCAACAGTTTATGAACCCCTATATTGATGATGTTATAAACAGAGGCCAACAAGATATTGAACGCCAAAGGCAAATGGCTATAAATCAAAACTCTGCAAACGCTATGGGGCAAAACGCTTATGGCGGTTCTAGGTCAGCATTAGTTGATAGTTTAACCAACGCAGAATACGATAGAAACAGCCAAAATATGGCGGCGCAACAACGATTAGCGGGTTTTAATGCGGCGCAAAATTTAGCGCAAAGAGATATGAATACAAGGCAGTCAGGCGCGTCAGGTCTTACTGGGTTAAGCAATCAAATGTTTGGGCAAGGACAGGCAGGGTTACAGCAACAGCAACAGGCGGCAGAATTAGCGCAACGTCAACAGCAAATGATGCTCGATGCGGCAAGAAACCAAACACTAGCTAATTTAGGCTATCCACGCGAAAATTTAAGTTATTACAATAGTATTTTTGGCGGCTTGCCACAGTTTGGCCAACAAGTTCCCGAAAGATTGGGTTTATTTGATTTTCTAAATGCGGCAGGCAGTTTGCCGAAAATTCCTTTTTTTTAGGTACGGTTTAAATGATAACATGGCCAGAAGTACAACAAGGCATATTCGACGGAGAAAGCAAAGGTGATTATAACGCTTTATTTAATTACCAAAACAAACCAGAAGGAATTTTTAGCAATACCCAACTGACAGATATGACTGTCGATGAAGCACTTTTATTTGCTGACCCAAAAGGAGATTACGCTAGGTATGTTGCAAGTTTAAATAACGGCCAAATCGCAACCCCAATGGGTGCATATCAAATAGTAGGCACAACTCTAAGAGATGCAAAAAAGAATTTAAATTTAAAAGGTGATGAAAAACTAACGCCAAGTTTGCAAGATAAAATTGGAAAGTGGATTTATGAAACGCAAGGAACAAAAGCTTGGGCAGGCTATAAGGGTCCAAAAGGAGGCAAAGACATGAACCAACCACTAAACGCATCACAAATGCAACAAAAACAGCGACAGGGTGGTGGTTTAATGGGTTTTCTTCGCGACCCTAGAACACGCCAAGTATTTGGAACTTTAAGCAAAAGCGACACAGGCAAAAAGTTATTAGATTTAGCCAATCAAGACGCTAAACGGCAAATTACTTTAGATGATGCTAATGCAACGGCTCGTTGGTTAGATACACAGCCTAATGGCAAAAAATATGCTGATGCTATTAGAATGGGCATGAATGCAAAAGAGGTGCTAGACCAGTACAAAACCGACCAAGGCTTGGGAACAGATGGTAACGTGCAATCGTCAACAGCATTATTTGGCGGTGGAACTATGATAGTCACTAGAAACGGTGAATTTATAGTAAAAGACACTAATAATAAAATATTAAAAGGCCAAGAAGCTCAAGACTATATAGATGCGGCAAATGCCAAAAAATTAAAATTTGACCAAGAAAATGCGGCAGGCAAAAAATTGGGTCAGATTACAGCCGAAAGAGCTGACAAAGTTTATGAAAAAGCTGAAAAAGTTACTGCATCTATAGACAATATTAACAGGGCAATCAAAGCCCTAGACGGTGGTGCAGTGTCAGGTTTCCTAGAAAACTTTTTTCCCGACATTAGAGAGGCATCGGCAGAACTTAGAACAGCAATGAACTCAATGGCTTTGGATACTATTGCCGCCGCAACATTTGGCGCATTGTCTGAAGCTGAAATGAAATTTGCTATAGCAACATCTTCCCCGCCTGACCTTAGTCCAGTACCTTTAAGACAATGGTTGATTAAAAAACGCAGAGACCAAGTAGCCGCTAGAGATGCCTTAGAAAAAGCGGCGGCTTACCTAGCGAGACCAGGAAATACTTTCGAAAGTTATATAGATGACCAAATTTCGGAAAGGCAACGAAACGAGGGAAGTAACAGGTATATTTCCAAACCATTAAATGAATTATTAGATTTAGCTGAAAAAGTCGCTAACGGTACAATACAAATGGGCGTTCAAGAAAAGAAAGAACTAATAGAAGCAATTAAAAAACAACAAAACCAGAGTTAATTACATGGATGTAAACGAAGCTATATCAGCCTTAGAAGCGCAAATTGCAGAAGAAACAAAAAGTGATTCCACAGAACTTGATGCTGAACTAAAATCATTAGTAAAACAAACCAACCTTTTACCGCCTGACCCCGAAGTTAAAGAAGATAAAAGGGGTTTTCTAAAAAGAACGGCTGATTGGTTTAAAGGTGGCCAAAGAGATAGCACTATACCAACTATTGCAGAAATGGCTTTAACAAACACTGCACAAAAACTAGCATTAGATGGAAAACAAGCCACAAGGCTTGCGGCACTTATTACAACAACAGTAAGCGATGATAGACTTCGAAGAGGCATAAAAAATATTTTGCCTGACGCTACTTTTACAAATGATGAATATGGTAATTTAGTCGTAATTTCGCCAGTAACAGGCAAGGGAACACCACAAGATTCACAATATGTAAGGTTTTACCCAAACCCTAAAGGATTAGATAAAACTGATTTATATCCATTAACTGGCGCACTTGCGGGCGGGTCTGTTTTAGCAGGCGGTGCGGCACTAATGGGTATCCCTGCGGGTGGTTATTTTGGTTCTGCGTTGTTAGGTATGGCTGAAGGAACTTTAGCTGAATTAATTAGTAGTAGATTAACCAGTAGCGTTTTTAAAATTTTTGATGTTCCATTAAGCGCATTAGGCGGGATTTTGGGTAAAGCGGGAATGGACAATGCGGCTAAAATTCTAGGTGGCATTGTTTCTAAATTAAAATCAAAACCGTTTGAAGTAATAGACAAAACAACAGGCCAACTAAAAACATCAGTACAAGATAATTTAAGGGCAAATGGCATAGACCCTGATGGTGTAAGTGAAGCTTTAGCAAAAGAAATAAATGAAAAAGTTGGCCAATCAATAGACGCGCAGGCGGCGGCCTCAGTTACCGAAGCGGAAAGTCTGCCGATACCAGTTCCGTTGACTAAGGGGCAGGCAACAGGCAACCCAAGCGACCAATTATTTGAAGATGCGATTACAAAAGGAACATACGGCACAACTAATAAAGATAAAATAGATGACATTATTACTAAACAAACTGACCGTATAAATGAAAATGTTGGTGCTATAGAAACTTCTTTGGGTGGCGGTGCGCCTAAACCTTCCACAATAGAAGTTGGCGAAAATATTCAAGGAACCTTGAATAATATAAGGCGAACTGAAAAACAAAGGGCAACGCAACTTTTTACAGAAGCGGGTGAAAAAGGTTACGCATTTATACCAACAGAACACGCAGGGGAAGTAAGTGACATTTTAAGAAGAAGTGTTGATGGCTTTCCAAAAACAGAAATAGAAAATGTTTCTAAGCTTATTGATGAAATGGAAGAAATATTAAGTTCTGGTGGCGATGTTAAAAGTTTGTTTAATATTAGAAGGCAGTTAAACGGCTTTCAAAAAAATTCACCCGCACAAGCGGCGGCAATAAAACTTAAAAATACACTAGACAGCGTTTTGGACGGCTTAGTAGAGCAAAAATTACTTGACGGTAATCCTGAAGCTGTAACCGCGCAACTAAAAGCTATAGCTAATTATAGAGATTATGCCTCACGTTGGAAAGATAAAGGCATTTTGCGAACTTTAACAGAAGTTGAGCCAAATAGTGGAACTTTTCAACTTAAAAAAGACCCCGCCGAAATAGCTAACTTTTTATTTAATTCATCAGGCACAAGATTAATTAAACAGCCCAAACTAAGAAACGATTTAAGAATATTAAAACAAAATTTGCCAGAAGATGTTTGGAACCAAATACGCCAAGAAGCTTTTATGACTATTGTAAAACAGGCTAATTTACCACAAACAGGCACAGACCAAATAAAATTATCTGGCGTAAAAATGAGCAATTTTTTGTTTAAAATGACGCAAGATAATCCAGAAGTTATGCGCGGGTTGTTTTCGGCAGATGAAATAAAACTTTTAAAACGTTTTGCATCAGTAGCAAGGCGAGTTACAGACACAACAAAAAACGTTTCTAATACAGCATACGCCGCGCAAGGTATCTTAGCCCAACTTTATAGAAGTTTAGATATGAGTAGGTTAGGTCGAGCAGTAAACCAGATACCTATTATAAATAGCCTACAAAGGTTTGTGGCGGGTGAAGCGGCTGAGGAGGCTAGCCCCATAATGTTTAGAGGACCAAGCGCAGGCGCGGGAGCAGGCGGTACTGTTGGAGGTTCTGAGCAACTTAACCCAATGCAAGAAGAATTAAATAGACTTACTGGCAACCGTTCACCGAACGCATATTATTAAAAGGATAAGCCATGAAAATCGAGGCAATGGATGACGTAACAGTTCAAGGCATTATACAAAAGGCCGTGGAAGATGCCGTTGATTTTATAGAAGCTGAAATAACTGAGCCAAGATTAAAATCACAGCGTTATTACGATGGCGAAGTTGACATAGGATACGAAGACGGTCGCTCAAGAGTGGTAGCTACAAAATGCCGTGAAGTGGTAAAAAGTTTAAAACCATCTATCCAACGTGTTTTTCTAAGCACTGAAAACGTTGTAGAGTTTGTTCCCAGAATGCCAGAAGACGTTCAGGTTTGTGAGCAAATGACCAAGTTTGCTAATTATAAATTTATGCAAAATAACGGCTATAGATTGCTTAACGATGTTTTTCAAGATGCAATGGTTAAGAAAACTGGCATAGCCAAAGTAATGTTTGAAGATATTGCAAAAACTGAAGTACACGAAGCGCACAACCTGACAGATGACGAGTTTGCTTATTTAACAGAACCCGACAATGTAACGGTTTTAGAGCATACAAAAAATTCTATAGGAACTTTAGATGAAGAAGGCATAGGCACTGAAACAATTATGCACGATGTAAAAATGAGCATCGAAATAACAAACGGTGATATTACTATAACTTCTATACCCCCAGAAGAATTTTTTGTAGATAGAAACGCTCGCAGTATTGATGACTTTTTTGTGATTGGCCACAGAACAGATATGACTATTGGCGATTTGCTTGCAATGGATTTTGACCATGAAGAAGTTCATAACTTGCAAGGCAATATGTCAACGTTTGAAGCTGAAAGCGAGTTTGAACGTAGAAATTACGCTGTTGACGAGGACGATGATGAAAGTGCCGACCCAACAAGTAGAAAAGTCGTTGTAACAGAAGCTTACATGAAAATAGATAAAGAAGGCACTGGAAAGCCTTTAATGTATCGTTTTATTCTAGGCGGTTCTAGTTACAAAGTTCTTTCGTGTGAATTAGCAGATGAAGTGCCGTTTGCAATATTTGAAGTTGACCCCGAACCTCACGCCTTTTTCGGTAGCAGTTTGGTTGACTTAGTTATGGACGACCAAGATGCGGCAACTTCCATGCTTCGTGGCGTTTTAGATAACGTTGCGTTGACTAACAATCCTGGTCTCGAAATAGTAGATGGCCAAGTTTCAGTTGATGATTTGCTTAACAACGAAATAGGAAGAATAGTGCGAGTAAAGCAAGCGGGTTCTATTCGTGAGCAAGTTGTTCCTTTTACGGCGGGTTCAACCCTTCCCGCCCTACAATATTTTGACCAATTAGTTGACAATAAAACAGGTATAAGCAAAGCCTCACAAGGCTTAAACGCTGATGTGTTGCAATCAGCAAGTGCAACAGCAATAGCGGCAACAATGCAAGGAGCGGCAGGCCAAGCAGAAGTAATAGCGCGAAATTTAGCAGAAGGCGGTATGCGAAGATTATTTAAACTTATAGCGCACTGCATAATAAATAACGCAGATAAAGAAGAAATAATAAGATTAAATAATGAATTTGTTGAAGTAGACCCACGCAGTTGGAACGCTGACGCTGATATGATTGTAAACGTTGGCATAGGAACAGGTCAGCAAGCCGAAAAATCAGCAGTGTTGCGCGAAACTTTGCAAATGCAAATGTCAGTTTGGCAACAGTACGGAGCGCAAAATGGCTTAGTAACCATGACAAACGTTCGAAATACTTTGGCTGATTTATTAGGTTCAGTAGGTTTAAGAAACACAGACCGTTACTATTTACCAGTAACTTTTGAAAAAGAACAAGAGTTAATAATGGCAAAACAAGAAGAAGCGCAAATGCAACAGCAAATGATGCAACAAGGTCAACAACAAACTGACCCGAACCAAGCATTTATGGCAACTGAGCAAATGAAAGCACAGACAAGGGCGCAAGTAGATATGGCCAAATTGCAACTTGACGCGCAGAAAGCGGCTAGTGATGATAAATTTAGAATGCACGAATTAGCTATGAAAGATGATTTACAGCGTGACGAAATGGTTCAAGACTTGGCGGTTAAGGTTGCGGAAATATTGGGTAAATATGAAACTGCGGTTGACACAACGGCAATAAAAGCCGAACAAGATAAGGTAAGACCGCATAATGAAGAAATGATGAATGGATTACAAGAAAAGAGCTATTAGAGCCAGAAATTTATTAAATAACGAAGAATTTCAAGGCATTATAAAAGATTTGCGAGAAGACCAATTACGGTTAATCGCGAATACGAGCGCGTCAGAGGTGGAAAAACGTGAGGATGCTCACGCCATTTATCGGGCGTTAAATGAAATTGAGTTTTTATTAAGGGCTGATGTAGATGCTGAAAAACTCATAGAACGAAAGGCAAGGGACGCTCATGAGCACTGAACCTAACAGTGGCAGTATTAACGATATTGCGAATTTAATATCTGAACCGCCACAAAAATTAGAAGATAATCTAAACGAAGTTACTGAAGCTGTTATTGAGGAACCTCAGGACACTGAGACTAAAGAAACGGTTGAAGTAGCCGAAAGTGAAGATGTCGCTGACCACGAAAGCGATGATTTAGAAGAAATCGTGGATGAGGATGGGCTAGATGAGGATACAGCCGTTCCCTTTGAACTTTCTGATGATATGGAGCTTGAGTATAAAAGCGATGGCGAAATTAAGAAGGCAACCATTGGGGAGCTAAAGCGAAGTGCCGCAGGACAAGACTACATCCAAAAGGGTATGGAAGATAATGCAAAAGTTAAAAAACAACTTGAGCAAACTACCCAAGAATTGCAGGAAGACCGTCAAAAACTTACTGCAATATTACAAGCGTACGAAAATGGCGACGCTCCAAGACCACCAATAAAACCAACCAAGGAGCTACAAGATAGTGACCCTATAGGTTATTTGGAGGCTATGGAGCAGTATCGGCAAGACGTTGAGCAATTTGGTAAGTTTAAGGCAGAAGCCGAAGAACAAGCTAAAGCTAATGAACGTATAATGTACGAACAAGACCAACGATATGCGGCAGAACAAGCTGAAATATTGAAAAAGGAAATGCCAGAGTTAAATGACCCCGAAAAAAGTAAAAAACTTTTGGAGGATATTCAAACTGTAGCTGTTGATTATTATCAAGTTCCTGTTGAAATATTAGGTAATCTGAAACATACTTGGGAATTTAAAATTGTTCGTGATGCTGTAGCCTACCGCAAACTACAAACTTCTAAAACTAAGGTTGTAGAAAAAACCAAAGGCGCAAGGCCAATGGTAAAAGCGGGAGCAAAAAGAACTGCTAGTGGTACAAAAGTGATAAAGCAGAAAGAAGCGCGGTCTAGAATGCAAAAATCTGGGTCACTAGACGATGTGACTAATTATCTCTTGTCTTAAAGAAAGGACTATATCATGGCCGTGACGGCAAATACCAACGAAACATACGATGTTTCTACAATTAGGGAAGACCTATCCGAAGCGATGGCTTCCATCACCCCAACAGAGACTTTACTTATGTCCTCTATTGGAACACGCAACGTTGACAACACTTACTTTGAGTGGAGTGAAGTCGACCTAGCCGCAACTGGAGCGAACCGCCAAATCGAGGGTGACGTTGGACTATCCAATACTGCCCCGACTAACGCTGTTCGAAAGGGTTCCTACACTCAAATCAGTGCTAAAGTCGTGGAGGTCTCCTCAACGAACCAAGCAGTGAACGGAACGGCGAATGCTCAGACTGTCGCAAAACAAGTAGCTTATAAATTAAGCGAGTTAAAACGCGATATGGAGGCCATGCTCTTGGCGAATGTACCTTCAGCGGTAGGAGCGTCTGGTACTGCTAGACAGACTGCGGGTTTGCCTGCTTACCTAACTACTAACGTTTCTCGTGGTTCTGGTGGTGCTAACGGCACAACATCAGGTTCAGGCGAAAGCGGTTCTGTAAATGCGGCGGCAACGGACGGAACATTGCGTCCGATTACTGAAGCACTTCTAAAAACTGTTATTGCTAGTTGTTGGAACTCTGGTGCTACACCAAAAATTGTTATGTGTGGTTCAGCGCAAAAGCAAAAAATTTCAACCTTTACTGGCAACGCTACACGCTACAAAGAAGCGGAAGACAGCAAGCTAAATGCGGCTATTGATGTCTATATTTC